AATCCATATTCATAACCTTCATGAACTGCTCAAGTGTTTCAATTTGCATTCAAAGCTCCTTGTTTGTTGAATGAGTGTATATTGTAGTGAACATTAATAGCTATGTCAATGTGCAAAGTTCATATATTTCCACTTTACACAATTTTAATAGTAACGTAACTATTTGATTTCTAATGCCTTGCCAATTGTAGAGTCAAGGTCTTTCATTGTGGTCTGTAGATCTTGTTGCATTTCTAGCACACGACGTTTTGGATTTAAATTAAATTTAGTTGTGAACCAAATGTTAACTCGATCCGCAATATCTACCAGCATTCTAAATGTTTTACGCTTCAAAATAACTCCCGTTCAGTTAATACTTGAAATTCCATATTGTTATTAACACAATATTCTTTTGCCGCTGCCCATTTTGCCTTATTAACATGCCACTTCATTTGATAGCGTGGTTTTATCTCAATTAATTTTTTACGTGGATTACCATATTTGTCAATATAATCTACATAAAAGTCTGGATAATAATTACGCATACGCTTTTCTTTAGGATGCATATATGGAATATGAAAACTTTCAGAATCCCAGAATTTAATAGCGTTAGAACGATCACAATACATCATAAATCTACGTTCCCATAGACTACGATAAATCGGATCTTTCTTTCCTAAAAATTTATTTTTATTATTTGGAGTAAACTTACCTTTGACGGCTGAGTTCTTGAAATTCATTTAGCCACCCATTCATTTGTTCTTGCCAACGCTGTTGTGCTAATAGTTCTAAATCTCGTACATTTACCTTTACAGGATTACCATATTCGTCTAGTAATACACATTCCTCTTCAAAGCAAATATCTAATGTTTTTAGTAGTTCTGGCCCTGCTCGCCACATCCCACCAGCATGTGCAAAAAGCATCTTTGCTTCATATTTTTCTTTAAGCACACGTTTAGCAGCGTCGTGGTCAAAACGTCGGCGAACTGTTTCTACAAGTTGATCAGTGTTCATCATAGTGTTACTTATTATACAAGAATTTAGGCCAAAAGTAAAGGGCCGTTAAGCCCTTTACTCTTTTTATAATAATACTTATTATTAGCTACCGCTAAATGCTGTTGAACTCATTGTTGGAGTTCCCCATGTATTACTAATATATGTAGTTGAAGGTGGTTTAATTACCATAGTGGCTGCTAATGTGCCGTCAACTGGTTCGTCTTGCGTAGCGCCAGGATTACCTGAAGTGTTCGCATTATCTTGGAAAGTTACTCGGTAGTAAATACTTGCGCCTGATTTATATGTATCAACCTGAACATAGTTTGCAGTATACAAGTAGGTAGCGTCAAACTGTTTAAAAATTGTAGCATAGGTACCTGTGTAATCGTGCCAGCCGTAAGCAGATTCTAATGTTGTTGTTGATCCTGAACCGCCTGATTTAGTAGTACCAGAGTATGAGCCGCCAGCAATAGTAGCGGTGCCTGACCCACCAGTGAAGTAAAGTGTGCCGCATGCTGAACATAGGTTAGTCCAGCCAGTATTTTTAGAACTTGCAGTACCACCCGAACGCGAAAAACTTAGTGCAATTCGACCGCCGCCGTTAAAGAAATAACGTGCGTGATCAGCACTACTAAATGTTACTGTAAAAACTGTTTGTTGGCTAGTATACCAAGTATTAGTACCAGTGCGTGATCCACCAGTAGTAATATCAGTACCACTAGCTGCACAATTTAATCTGTTATTAAAAACTGTAGAAATATTTCCACTTAATGCTGTGTATGCTGCGATTGTATCACCAGTTGAAGGATTTGTAATTGCTGTAATGCTTGATCCTTGATGGTTAGCAATTGTGCTGCATCTATTGAGTAAATTTACCCATTGTGTTGCGGTAATAGTTGAGCCAGCACTGACAGTACTTAACCCACCTGATTGACCGTAGCCTTTGTCGCTTGTTCCTGAACCCCAAACTGTATTTACGTTTGCTGTACCGTGATCCACGGCCGATGCGCCACCCTGAACAAAAATGTTGTAGTGGTCATCGAGGATTGTGTCCCCTGCTTGATATGCCATTTTTTATTTTCCCTTTGTATTAGTTGATTCACCTCAACGCCATGCTTCTTACAGCTATGGCTGGGATACATCTTCTTTTTTTTAAAAGTTAATTTTAACGACGGCCTCTACAGTGCCTTCGCCATCTGTTGCTTTAGTATTTAACGCACGACCAATAATATTTCGTGCTGTTGCTTCACCGTCTTGTGCTGCTCTTGCAAAGCCATTACCTGCGCTAACTAGGCGGTCACCTTTGTTAACACGACCAATAACTTTAACCGGCACACGTCCGTTCATAGCGACCGGTGGGTGTGTAGCATTTGAACCTGCTGAAGCATTCATTAAGTATGCAGCGCGGTCCGAAATAACGCCAAAGACATTTTCCGAAAGGTCGTCAATGGCTTTAGTAATTTCTGCAACACCGCCAAGTTCAACTACAGTACCTGCTTCGTATTCGTCATCTGCTTCGAAGCGTTCTGCTAAGTCAGCATACTCAGCTGATGTAGCCGTACCGTTGAATTCTGTTGCATAAATTGTTGAAAATCTATAGGTATTAGTACCAAATGTATAAGTGTTGTTAGTAGCAGGTTTAATATTACCTGAAATATCATTAGTACCATCTTTGTATAATAAGTCACCAGTAATCGAAATTGCATTATCAACATACTGTTTTGTTGCTACGCCAAGTGCAGCAGATGGGTCCCCTGATACTAATAAACGACTAGTAGCACCGTCAATTGTTAATGGAGTTGTAGTTGATCCACCATCGTTAACACGGAAAATAATGTCGCCATCCAACGTAGAATTAGTAAGGTATGTATTTGAACCACTTACTGATAACTGTAAATCGCTATCAGCACCAAGTGTAACACCAGAATCATTTAGGATAGTTAACGCACCTGTCATTGAATCCCCGGCAACAGCAACAAAATCTGTGCTATTCATACCATCTAATAGGTCAGCGTTAGTTGCTTTACCGGTGAACACCGCACCAGATACGTTAGTACTTAGTGTAACACCCGGAGCAACTACTTGCGTTCCCCACCCTTTGGCAACTGACGAACCTGGAGTAAATGATGAGTCTTTACTAACAATAGCTACAACAGAGTCTTCGACATATAATTTAACAACAACGTGACTGGTAGCACCAGTATCTGTGATTGTATCGACAATAGCACCTGATGTTCCTGTACCGGATGTGAATGCAGGACCTACTAGTACCCAACTCGATCCATCGTGAACTTTTAATTGTGTATTCGTTGAATCAAACCATAAATCACCAGCAATCAATCCCGATGTTGGCGCCGTGCCGCTTGATGTAGCAGCACCTAAATTCTTCCAAGTAGATCCAGTGTATACTCTTAGTACATTATCACTGGTATGATAATGTAACTGACCAGCAAGGGCGCCACCTGGATAACTTGCACTTGCGCCGCACTCAAGTAACTTAACGAAGTTTTCGTTAACATATTCACCGTAACCTGCATAATTCTTACCTACTAGTGTAAGAGTAGTGCTGGTGTCCGTGGTGCCGTCAGCAAGCGAAACAAGCAATGTTCCGTTTGATTTATTAATTTGATAAGCCATATTTGACTAACTCCAAAATGTTCTGTTTAATCTTATTTATCCAATAAATTATCTAAGCAGTTTATGCTGCACTTAAATTTGTTAATGTTTGAATACGTATTGTATAATCAATTTGTATCTGCCTATTCAACGATTTTTGCACTGGGTGAAAAATTACATGAGTAATTAACTTTAACTCGTCTGCTGAACCGTTCCAGCTCTTCAATCCAAGTTCATCAAACACGTACTCACCATCGAGATTAGTACTATTATCAAATGCTTGTTGCCCTAATGGTTCACCATAATCTAGCAAACAGCTCACAAGAATATCTGTATATACATTCCCTGAAGTGTGCAGTACTGTTAAATAATTTCTAGACGGGTCTGTGTTTGCAGCCGAATTGTCATCGACTATCTTGCTATATGTTTCATTATATAAATTGGCATTTTGTCCTGTGCTGTTAGCTGGCAAATATGTAATAACGCCAGTTGGATCAACACTTGTGCCTCCATTACCAAAACTCATCTGATAAATGTAACCAAGATTTCTATTGGCTAAACTTTGTGCTAAGGCTTCGCTGATGTTTTCGTAATGAATAGCATTACGCTTGTCAACAAAAACTTCTTTAGTTTTTGGATCAAAGATTTTAATATGACCTTGCACATTAACTAATCCAGACTCGTTTGGTTTTTTATCCATAGCTTTTTCTTTTTTACCCGTGTCTTTGTTTTGCATTTGTATTATTTATGCATCCTAAAATATACTTTTTAAATCCCTACTCTCCACGTAAGAATCGTGCTGCTCTGGTTGTTTGTTGTTGCAGTGATATTCCGTTACTTGGAGTAATAGTAGTACTGTCATCGTCTAACCCTTGCTCGTACCAAACTTCGTCGTATGGTGTTTGCAGCAATTGTCCTCTGCTGAAGTCAATAACTTTTGTAGACACGTTGTATTCTCTAACAATTGCAGTACCAGCAGTACCTCTACGTAGTCCGCTCACTGAGTTAGTTTCTAGATTGCGTTCTCTATATGTAATTCGTTCTCCGTTGATACTTATAATACCAAATCTTGCCGAATCTAAGTCTGGCTCACCTAACTTACTAACATCATTGACATAGATAACGTCGTCTGTCCATTTTAAAGGTTGTGTTAGATAAGTTGTGTTATCATCGGTGATTCTGTATACTGCGGTATTGTCACGCATATCCTTGAAGATTCTAAATCCTAATGCATCCGGAACAACGCTATCTGTAATCATAGTAACAGCAAGTTCGTCATTACTAGTTAGTGTACTTCTAGATACTGCTAATGTTAACCCATCGTCGCTCAGACTATAATCAGTACCTGGCAATAATCTAGTACCATTTAATGTTACCCATAATCTTTCGGTGCTAAACAATGCTCGGTCTAATTCAAATAAGTTAACTCTAACATCGGCTCCTGTTGACTTATCCCAAAGATCCATATCAAACCCATATGCATCAAACAGTTCTCTTGACGGCTCAAATACTACTGTAGGTCCTTGGAAAACTTGCGTTGAAATATCAAGTTCTCTTGAATCATTCCAACTTGTAACTGTAATAATATCTCCATCATCTAAGTTCAACCCATACCCTTCGGTAATCGTAAGAACTCCGTTGCTATCTACAGTATATCCAGCACCCCAACTTCCGGCAGCACTAGTGATGTAAATATCAACAACGTCCGACGCAGTTGGGCTTTCATCATTTAAGAATGTAATTGATCTCGTCGTCGAATCGTCGTTTGGATCAACTTGATAATCAACATTTAATGTCAAACGTTCATTATTTAAGAATACAGAAATTTCATCCTCGGCGACTAGATCCACGTCAATACCAATTTCGTCTCCGTATGGTAAAAATACCTGAGCTGGCGTGTGTCCACCACCAAATACCGGTCTTTTAGTAATGCTTGGACCAGTTTGATAATGACCAGTTGGTGGGCGCAATCGTTTACCATTAACTTCAACAATTAAGTTTTCTCTATTTTTGTTATTTAAATTAAGTTGATCAATGACATAAGTTGGATCCCCGGCATTTGCTACAAATACTTGAGTTTCTGGGAATGAATATCTTAGATCCTGTTCTATTGAATCTTCAGCAACATTGTCACCAAACACAGTAATTACAATAAAATGTGTATCGTTTAATTCTGTTGAATCGTCGTAATCGCCCATTACCAACATAACAGTGGTCTCAGTTGAATCGTCGTTTAACGGACTCATTGTATAATTTGTAAACGTTTGTCCGTTAACCATTACAAGAACATCAACAATTTCATCGTATTGGATTGGAATTAACACGCTGCCTGAGATTTCATCCCCATACATTGTGTCTCTATAAATCTGATTGCCACCGCCGACGCCGTACACAAATACCTTAATGTAATCGTTAACACCGGCCCCTGCATGAACACTAACTGATTTATTTTTCCAGTTAATTGTGTAATGGAATCCTTCAACTAATCTAACCCCACCGGTCATATTATACACAAATACAGTTGACGGGTGTTTTTGTAGATGTCCAAAATACATTTCCTGATCAGCACTAACATAATCAAATACTTGCGTTTTAACGGCAAATCCGTGACCGTTATTACTGTAATCATATCCCGGACGTTGTGTTACTCGAATATCCAATGTGTCAAATACTCTACCCGGAATAAGTTCTTCCGGAGCGTGTGAGTTATACACATCAACAAATTGACCACCTACAATGTCAGCATCTGGATCAATGTCAGTTGGCGGACCAATCACTACTGTTGGTGTGGTTAAGTACCCAAATCCTGGATCATCGATTAAAATTTCAATTACCCCGCCGCCAACTACTGTTGCTGCGGCTGTTGCCCTTCTAGTATTGCGATCGGGTGCTGCAATTGTAACTGTTGGGATTAAATCGTATCCTGTGCCAGGATTAGTAACTGTAATAGTAGCTACTCCGTCGTTATCAATAGTTGCGACCGCAGTTGCGCCTGAACCGTGCGTCATTATACCAGTAGGTGCGCCAATGGTAATCGTTGGCGCAGTTGTATAATTTGCACCTGCATTAGTAACGGTAATACCTGTGACCCTTCCGTCACTAACGGTTGCAGTACCGGTTGCAATATCTCCAGTGATGCTTGAATCTTCAGCAATAGTTAACGCAGGTGCTGTTAAGTAGCCTGCACCTGCTGTGTCAATTGTTAAACTGGTTACAGCGTCTCCTGTTAAATTTGCCGTAAATGCAGCGGTAACAGGAGTAACATCTGGAGCTGATACAGTAACGTCAGGTGTATAAGAATACCCCCACCCTGCATCTGTTAACGTAATAATGTCTACTGATCCATTGCTAACTGTAGCAGAAGCGGTTGCCTGTCTAGCAGCAGTTGGTGCAGAAAGAGATATTGTTGGTGTGATATCATAGTATGATCCACCGTTATCGACAGTAATACTAATCACTGATGTATTGTCAAGAACTGCCGTTGCCGAAGCACCTGTTCCGTGATTGATTGTTGAATCTGGTGCACCTAACGAAACTGTCGGTGCGCTAGTGTAACCGGTGCCTGCTTCTGTTACTGTAATACTAACTACATATCCTTGTCCGGTATACAACGGAGCAGTATCCCCTGAAATTGTTGCTGTTGCTGTAGCTTGCACGCCACCCGACAGATCAGGTGCACTAATTGTTACAGTCGGCGCACTTGTGTAACCAGACCCTTGTGTTACCACTGTAATTGTTCCAATACCCCCTTCAGCGTCAAACGCGGCGTCGCCATCAAAACCATCGCCATCAAAACCAACTGTTGTTGTGTCAATAGTTGCAGTAGCAGTTGCTTGGATACCCAAAGTTGGTGCTGCTGGCGTAATAGTAACAGTCGGAGGTGTGTCGTACAAATAACCAACCTGGTCTACGCTAATACTAGTAATTACGCCGCCACCTGAAACATTAGCACTAGCAGTTGCTTGCACCGCTGACTCATCAGGTGCCCCAATGGATAATGTAGGCGAAGAACTGTAATAATTTCCTCCTAAGATTCTAACCACATCTGTTAATTCATGATCTACAACAACTGCTCTTGCTGTTGAGTTAACACTTGCAGGTGGTGCTGTAACTGTTACTGCCGGCGATGCTGTATAAGAACTACCACCATTGATAATAGTTGTTCCCGACACAGCTCCGTTAGTAATAGTTGCAGTTGCGGTAGCACGTGCTACTGCTACGCTTGGAGGGTCGGAAAAAACAACAGACGGTACACTATCGTATCCACCACCGTTGGCGTTCATAGTAACACCAGTGACCGATCCACTAGTTAATAACGCCGACGCCGTTGCTTGAATTCCGGGTGTCGGTTCTTGTGCTGTTAACGTTACAGTTGGTGCCGACAGATAACCAAACCCATTGGTTACTACTTCAACACCGGTGATAATATCACCGTCACCTAAAGCTCGAGCGGTAGCTGTAATATTATCCAATGGTGCAGAAATAGCAACAGCCGGCGGAACATCTGAGCTGTAACCTTTACCAACCTCAGTCATTGTTATTGATGTTACTTCTGTTGTGCTTCTATTAATATTAACCTGTCCAGTGGCTTGCACGGCATCGATACCAGATAAATCTAACCCAGGGTACGAACCTGTAAACGAAGTAAAGATTTCGTTGTCTAAGATTGCTTCTGAATAGGTAGGTAACCCCTCTGGGCCGTATTCTAAATTATCAAATACTGTCCTGTCAAAGCCGCCGGTACCAAATCCACTGTCTAAGATAAATTCAGGTCCTTTGAGTAATACTCCAGGATAATCAATACCATCAAATAATAGTGCAATATCTAGTCCAGGACTATTAACGTCAGCAACATAGAAACCCATAGTACGATCAATGCCACTTAATGTACTTGCTGGCACAATTCTATAACGTTCTGGATCAAATGTATCTTCAGTTACTGAGCTACCATCTGAATATAAATCAATATAAACTCGATCATTATAACGAACTAACTGATCTGGAGGATATACTTCGCCTGGCGCCCAATCAACGATCTGAGACTCATATTCATATCTATCGTATTTGATTCGAGTACTAATTGAACGTACACGGTCATTCTTGGTAACCGCTACAGCAATTGCACTTTCGGTATTTCCGCCATTAAACACTACAGTTGGTGTTGATCTATATCCCGAACCATGCTTAGTAATTTCAATTGACGATACTTCACCGTTTCCATTGATGTATGCTTGAATTTCTGTTGGGATTGCGGCGTCGCCACTGAGCGAAACTTGCGGTGCTACTGTATATCCAGCGCCACCGTTGACTATAACTATTTCGTCAATGTCTAATAGATAATTATCAATCCATGTTTGATACGGCTGAGCATTCCAAATACTTTCAGTTGGTTCTCTGTTACTAACATCCGTTTCTAGAATAGCAATATCATCGTCTAAGATCGGACTTACAAACTGATAGTACGATGCATCATAAGCACTTGGCACATCAAAGTCAAATAAGTTACCTGCTACCGTATCGATTCCTTCATAACGTAACAAATATTCCTTAATTTTAACATGATATGGTTTTGATTCGTTTATATAATCCAACACTGATTGCTGATTATCTTTAAGATAAACAGAATATTGATCAAGTTCTCTAATCTTGTGATCTACATCGACTAGAGAAGTTTTAATTAGCCATTCAACATTTCCTTGTTCGGCTAAAATATATTTAAATGTGCTTATTAACAGATTATTTCTTTCGTTAACAAAGTCGTTAATAAACAGCTCTTCGTTAATAGCTGTTAAGATTTGTCTAGTTTCTTCGGTTGGCCATTGATCAAAATACTGCACGTCAAATACTTCGACATCAAACCCGTAACGGCCGTCGATGTAACTATATAGGCTTGTACTAATCTGGATGGTACCATCTTCAAGCCCTACTCTGATCCAGATGCCGTTGTTGTATTCATACAATTCCCACTTACCGTTGGAGTTAATTTTAACTTTACCAATTTCCCCATCAGATGCTACCACGGTTGCCAATTCGCTGTATGTGTTTTTCACATACTTTGGCATTGTTAATGCCGAGTAACCGGTTGAATACCAATCAATATAATTCCAATAACGTTTAGTATCATATCCTTGTACACGGTACAAGTTTAATCCGTAGCTTGAATTAACTTCGTAAATGGACCAAAGATTGTTATTCTCCGAGTCGGTGGTAACTAAGTACCGATACCCAACCCCGTTAAGTACATGATTCTGATAGCCTAATTCTACATTATCAGCTACTTGGAAATCCCATAAACCACTGGTTGTACCTGGTATCGGTTCTTCGCTGTTAAGAATACTAAATTTTCTAAGCTCTGTGAACGGATGTTGTTGAAGAACCGCATTAGTTTCTGTGATATAATTTTTTAGAGCTGCAACACGATCTACAAAGAGACTCTGTCTTGGTCTAAAATCAACCCCGTAGCTATCAACAACACTTAGATTCGGATCAGGTACCTTATTACCTAACGTATCAAGCCCTGCAAAACTATCAATTAGTTTACGGTATAAACCAGCTGATAGGAAATCAGCGGCCTTGCCTTCGCCTAATAGATCGTACTCAATGAAAATATTATTATCAACAAACGTTTTGTTATATTCAACATGCAACACGCTACCAGAGTCAACTTTAACATGGTCATTGAAATTATACAAAGCTATTAGATTACTTCTAATCAATGCAGCGTATGGAATTCCCGAGCTTTGTGGGTTCTCAATGTAACTAGCAATCGCACTAGCACTCAATGTCTTGTTAGCACTGGTTATTACCGTTGTTAGATTTTTAACCCAGAAGTAATAATATGTAACAAAAGAACCATTCTGTGATTTTACCATTGACGAATAACGTGTACTGTCGACAACAGTACCTGACCCTGCATATTGTGCTGGCGGTACTGCACTTTCGACCCATTGATAAATGTCTACTGAACTGCCGGGGAATAGCTGGCCCCAGTTTTTAGCACTATATAAAATATCTGCCTGATTATAATCCACATAACGTAAATTTTCTGTATTCCACCAGATTTTACCGACCTGTTCTTTACCCCATAAGATTCCTGTTTTAGTATCGCCTAATTCATATACCGCAGGATCTACAGCGCCAATTACGTCAAGGTTTTGTTTAACTGCGCCAAGTAGCTTACCTTGAATTGGATCAATAAAATCTAAGTACGTAGATACGCTTAACGTTTCTTTGTCGTAGATATAAACATTATTAACAAGCCTTGCGTCAACCACCGTGGTTTCTGTACGCTTTTCTTGCCAAGCAGTTCTTCTATCTGGATTATTAAATGTAACTAAATTGCCAATACCTTCGTGGTTTAGACTTGTAACAATTAACAAATTGTCAGTGTAGTTTAATGCATGTCCATAACGGTCTAAATCATTAACTGCTGGCCATACTAATTCTTGCCCGTATACAAATTGTCCAGCTGTTAGATAACTTGCACTACCAAGAAGATCATATGTATAAACTGCACCAGACCGTGTTACTACATGTTCAAATTCAGTTGTATCCGAATCAAACATTGTTGTATCATTATTGAATGTAACCGGCAATACAGCACTTGCATCTTCTGCACCAATAATAAGATTAGTAGCAGAATAATCAACATGGACGCTGCTGCCAAAGTGACTATATGGTTCGTGTCGTGGATTATGAATAGTCTGTACTGACCCAAATGGTGCTAGCCCAATATCAGTATACGCAGTTCCAATCCCGGGCATTACAGTCATACGACTCAACGCCGGTGCTTGATCAGTATTAATGATTGAGATTGTTAACTTATTATCACTAGCATTTGCCCGAATGTTTGGAATATTTTTATTGTTAATATCATTAACCATTCCTGTTAATGTAGTTGATGTAAATTGAACGTCAACATTATTAATTCGAATTGAATGTCCGACAGTTACTGCTGGATTTTCGGTATTTCCTGTAATTACGCCAAATACACGGCTAGTGTTCAAAAATCTTGTTACTGATCCAGATTCTGGACTGTGCCAGTTATCGTTTGGAGCACCAACATAAATTGAACAATCTGTTCTACAAATTGATAGACTTGACCCAAATGACGCAGATTTATTGTTGTTGTCGAGTACAACTTCTTGAATTAAGTTAAATTCGTTAATGTCAACTTCAACATGATCTCCTATAGTGAGATTAACATCATTATCAAAAATTACCACATTGTTAATTAAATCTACAGAATAGTTGGCACCAATGGAATCCGTTGGATTCACAAATCTTGTATCATTAACTCTGATTGTATTATTCTCGTCAATTGTACGTATAATATTGTAATTGCGACTCGAGCTATTTCTAACTACGTGTCTTTCTACTAGTCGTTCATAAATGTATGCAGCTCCGCTGTCATCTAAGCCGCCTGTTGCACGTGTTGGTGCACCGATAACAACTTGCTGCCCATCTGTAGTGGTTTCAATTACATGCCCAAAACTTTCATCTGCTAGTCCGGTAATAGTATCAACATATCTATAATATGTTGATGCTCTAAAGGTAATTTCTGCATCGGCAGCCGGCGCCGTAGCAAAATTAATTCCAACTGTGCTATCTGTATTATAGCTGTAATCATAATAAGGACGCTGTAGTACATTATCTACATATACACTGAACGCTTCGATGGTTTTAGCAGTATATAATTCAGTTGGCTCAGAAAAGAAAGTAGTTGATCCGTCGCCTGTTGCCGACACCGTATTTTTTCTAGTAACCTCTGTTACAATACCAGCAGCTGGAACATCATAAATTGTCAATACATTGTCAATCAAGCTGAACTGACTGCTTGTTTGTATTACGCCGTCAACTTGTACAATAATTTGATCGGCTGTGTCAACTTTAATGTGTGATGTTAAATTATAACTTGCGGTGTTATTATCACTAACAAATCTTGCAGATTGCTCTTGATATTCAACTTTTTCGTAAGCATGTACTTTTGCTTCGCCAATTGCGCCGACGTAGATCCAGTTTTCATCTTCACTAACATCAACTGCATGTCCATAACGTGCGTTTGGAATAGTATCAGCATCAGGTGCTACTAAAATCTGTCTTTGATCAAATGTACCAGTTGATACATTTCTATATAAGACTAGTGCTGCACCTCTACTGCTGTGTGTACCAGGAGCTCCAGCAACAATATAATTTGTTGCCATTGACAATGATTGTCCAAGTTCTTCTAGCAAATTGTTTGATACAATGGTGCTAAAATTGTAATAATCATTTTCTTTATTATAGCAGAACAAGCTACCAATCCCACTCTGATATGCAGGTGCGCCAACTACTGCGCCAGTACCTAATTTGCCTTGTGCAATAGAATGTCCAAATTCGACATTGCTTGCGGTGCCTGTTGGGCGTTGACTGCGACTGATGCTAAACGGCGATACCTTTTCGTATACTTTCCAGTCGCCGTTAATATCATTATCAACCCAAACTCTGTCATTATTACCTAATCTAGTTACGTATGACTGATTAGCTAAATCGCTCGGTTGTGCTAATCTAACAGATTCTAACCGAAACGCCGAGCCGTTACCTGTGATCGTTGTTTCCTCAGAATCCGCAATGGCGCCACTAACAGTTATATTCTTTAGATCTACAATGTTACTAATTCTATGTGCACCGTCGACACGATCATCAAAAAACTTAATTACAACAACTTCGCCAACAGCTAAATCAGTTGTTCCACTAAATTCAATATTCAGCGTGCCGTCGAGATTATCAGTAACTTCGATAACGCGAATAACTTCTAAGTGATTTACGCGATAAACATTCCAGTCGTATTTGTTAATACGTGCAATCCACACATACGAACCATTCTGAATAGCGTCTAGGTTATTATCAATCTCCGATAAGTCGTTGATTGTAAATAATGCTACGTCTACATCATCTAAATTAACATAACCAGCAGTTGGTAATGTTGTGTCGGTTATATCTTCAGCAAGAACTGGTAAGATATTTGGATTAGTGTGTTTAATACTTTGCTTATAGATACTATTGATATCTATATTTTGGTTTGCATCGGTTTGGTTTGTTGATGTAATTCTAATGGTGCTAGGATTATAAACAAGTTTATTTTTATCTAGCTCTAATTCAATGTAGCGTTTATTATCTTTTGCGCCAAAAGTTGCACGTTTAATCGCCCAATTTTCGTATACTTCGTATTCTGAACGTTCTTTATTAAACTGTACTCCGTTAAACAGCTCAACGCTCGTAGGTCTACCTTTTTCTTTAATTAAATTACTATAAACACTGACTTGACTAATGTCATCAATGTTTAAACTTTCTAAATAACTTCTAGATCTAAATCCGGTGATTCCTAATCCTAATAAGTCAGCATCGGTTTCTAAGTTAGCAACTGAATTGTTATAATAGTTTCTAATTTGATCTGCTTTATTAGCGATGTTTGGAAGCATGCCAGTAGAAATCTGTCTGTAATCGATTTTAGTCCAATCGTCAAAATCAAATTCTTCAGTTGGCTGGATTTTTAAACTTGCTGCCCAATAACTATTTTTGTATTCAACCATATCTCCTTTGTTGTAACTGCGATTGGCATTCCATTGCGGCACAGGGTCCTGGTTAAGTAGAAATCCTGATGCTTCGAATAATCCAGTCCAGTTTGCGGTTACATAGCCGTTAAGTTTTAATCTTAATTGTCTTAAGCCAGTTGGCGGGTGGTATACTAAGTCATTGAAGATACTAACATTATCTAATACTAATAGATTTTCGTAACTGGTCGATCTTAGACGTAGATAACTAATTGCATTATTGCCTAACGCAGTAATTTTAAAGTTATTATCAATTCGCGATACAGCATATTCTTTGCTAGTTAACGGTTGACGATTTTGATCCAGTGGCTGTTCATTGATTGCTAGGTTTCTTAAGTCGTCGACTATTGTTCCGGCTTTTTCAAACTGCAAACTCGTAGCAGCCGGGTTTAAGTTAATTAAACTACCTTCAATCCATCCCTGATTTGACCAATATAAAAATTCTGTTGCCATCTGGGTCCAATCTAATACGTAGTTGTTTTCAATGTCGTCAAAAATCAACCCTTGATATTCTAGCATTTTTCCATAACTTACTAGAAAGTCAACTACACTTGATTTATTTGTAAAAGTATGTCCATATGGGATTCTAACAACACGGTCCGTAAATTCAGTTGGAATTCGATAAGTGTTACCAGCCATTGAAATTTTATTATATTTTCCTGACGTTGAACTCTCAAGAACACGGAAATATGATTTAGTTTGCGAGTTACCGTAAACTGCCCAGCCCCCGCTGGTTTTTTGAATCATTACACTAGAGTATTGTAGATCATTAAATGGCTGATTTTTATATGTCAATAATTGGTAACTTTCGTCAGGAATCATTAAGCTAGTATTGGCGCTGTCTGGACTTGACTTATCTGTAAAGATTTTTAAATATTTTTTATCTGTAAATCCACCAATTCTATAGCATAGCTGCACATCAATACTAGAAAGACTTGTTGCTAACTCTGTTGCTGAAATTCCTGAATTTCTATTACGTTCAATGATCCAGTTAAGATAACTATTCTTTGGAGTAGTTGATGATAATAATTCTGTGTCGCGAACATCTATTCTATATCTTCCATCATAAACATACTGACCGACAGAGTCATTGAATTTAAATCTATCTCTATCAATCATCAATGCAAAATATTCTGCAGGTTTTGTTAAGGCCAAAATCTTTTGTACAGCAAATGGCCAATTACTAGATCTGCGCCATGCATTTTCCGCAGGACCTGCATCACCAATTACCCAGCTCTTTTTAAAATCAGTCTGATTGTAGTTAGCTACCATGCATTGCATAGGACTTAACAAATTCCCTTCGGAATCAACCGGAATGACTTTAGTTAAACCCGGACGAGCATAACGGCTGTCGTATCGTTCATTGTTTGGTTCAGCAATATATCCAGCTTCTAAGTGTTCCCACATTACCAAGTTGCCCGAGGTATATGGTGCAGGGCCATAAACATCTATCCACCACGTTGGATATTCATTAAGTCCTAGCATTTCCCATGGATGAAGATGCGGATGATCTGTATCGTAATAATAACGATAGATTCCTCGCCAATTACCCTTTAAAAGACTTCCATCTAACTTGCTTGATGCTGTGCTGTAATTCCAAGTGAATTCATTATCAGCTAGATATGTTTGTGATTTATAATCAATTCTATGCCAGCCGGCCCAGTCTAAAAACTCAGCTGCTACAAGTTCGGTAATTTCACTATCTAGATAATCTGTAGTTCTAAACTGGCCAGGACTAACATCTTCGTAAAGAAGAGGAATTGTGCCATTTACTTTAATATTATTAAAAATTCTTTTTTCAAATTCTAGTAGAATTTCGTCACGAATGTCATTGAATGCAACAGTGAGTGAACCATCATGACCTTGAATTACATTTCGCGGTGAAACATAACTCTCATCTGTCCAGATCTCAGGTTTGAACTTTGGAAATAATCCAAGTTTTGTTGGGGTTTCAGGTACATAATTGCCGTACGCTCCAGATGCAAACTCACGAATACGTAGTTTTTGTCCGCTTGTAGGTGTAATTAAAAGTGTGATTCGCGGCCCGTCGGTTGCAACAGTATAATCATGATCTTTGATTAACAAATTATCATCTAAATAGACCAACAAGCCTTTCTTGTTTGCTTGCGTAAAATCATACACGTCAACTGTATTAAAGACATTAGTACTAATTGATGTAATTGTATATTCTGTTTCTTGGTAGTTATTACCAAACAATAATGCGTCACTCCAATAAAACGCAGTATCTTCATTTTTTCCTTGGTTGATATCAACAATCGCTTCGTCTAAAATTTCTGGTATTGTTTTACCATAGGTATCGTGATTGATTGCCCAATCAAGAAGTTGATATTTAAACTTTTCAAATTGTCTTGCTGCGAACCCAACGGCGTCGAAGAAGTTCGCATATTCGTTTCTGAGAATAAAACCAGTTGCCGACAATGGTGCTGAATTTTGTACAATAACATCGCCGTACTCCTCAATATTGCCAAGGTCTCTGGTATTATTGGAACCATTGATATCTCCAGAAAAATCAGTCAAGTTTTCTACTAACTGGTTATAGTGATTTCTAATGGTTCCTAGACTAAATGTGTCAATACTTGAGTTGAATGCATTTCTTTCAAGATTACTTGGAATTTCATAATGAGCAACACGACTGCGTTGATCGCTAATTATTTTAACTTGTATAATACTATCGATTGCAGGAGCTGTATTAAATGTTATAGTAGTGGCTGTATCTGTAGATGTAATTGTATAATTAGACGGCTGCAAGAAATTATTTTCTAAATAAACCTTTACCGCAGGCATATTTGTTTCCGTACGAGGTGCAATATCAAGTTTCAAAGGTTTATTTGCGTACTTAAATGTAAACACCTGGCGTTGTCTTGTTACGTCAACTGAACTTGTCCAGCCAATGGTATCTGTGTATTCTGTTCTAGAACTATATTTTCTAGTAAATCCAGATTTAATTTTTATTGTTGCACTACTTGTCCCAGACACATAAACAAATTCGTCTGCAATTCGATTATTTTCAAATACAATATCGCCAATGTTGTCAATATTTAAATATGTTAGACTGAACCCTAAAACAGGATCAACTGGGCCTGTGCCTATTTTATATGAAAACAACTTAGACCCTGTAAAGTTTGAACTTTTATATATACTTAGATCGCTAAAACTATTACCATTACTGTCATATACGTCAAACAACGGTGGCTGATTTGCGGACTCGCGCGACTGCGTCAATGACCAGGTTGATCCGTTGTACACGTATTGATTACCTTCTTGTGTGTACCCATTTAAACAAAGTACAACCTGATCTAATAGAACCGATGCGTCTTCGGCAGGAATTAAATTAATAATTGTTCCGTATTCAGTTGAATCGTCGTCTGGGTCAACAGTTTGAACTCTATAGATTTTATTTCTCACAGATGCGTCAGTGTCGGCTGCAAAAACAACACGGGAGCCATTGGTAAGAACATGGCCATCAATCGAATACCCTACTTCAGCGCCGTGAACGTTCGACAGCGCATCGTTTTGCGAAAAATCAATGACATCAATTGGTGACGTCGCAACAGTACCAAAATTTGCCAAACGAAGGCCAGCATCAAATTCAATGATCGGGCGTTTGCCTCTATAATCATTATTAAACGTTGCTACTGATTCGTTATATTCAGCAGTTTTTTCAATCACACTCTTGTGGAACCAACGATTAGATCTAGTCCATGGGTTTAAGTCTAAACTTGAGCGTTTAATTGTAAGATAATCAACATCAGTTGAATCAGTTGAAGTAACATGTAACTCGCTAACTTTGATCAACTGTATTGAACTTCCGACTCCTTCGACATAGTATTCATTTTCGCTATACGCAGATGGTAATGTGCTTCCTCTGAATTTTATTTTTAATCCATTGGTAAACTCTACACCATTTGGACTAGTATAAAATGCTTTGCCAATGATATCATTTTCAACATCTAATGTCTGTTGAGATTCTGAATCAACAATCTTAATGATACCAACTAAATTACTATTAGAACCATCCTGATAATATAATGTGTCATTAGCTGCGGTTAAAATTGGCATTTGAAGTACAATGCCAGACTGGTTAACATAAAAAGTTACATTACCATTGGTATTGCCGTACTGTGCTGTAAATTGTGTTTCGTTATCAAGCTCATCTATACCAACTAAACTAATAGTTGCGTCTGTGTCTGTACTACCGTCTGGGCGGTTAATATTAACACGATAAATTATTTTTTCTTGACCTGTTACAGGATTTAATAAAACAACTGTTTTATCTTCGATATCTTTGACGCCGTCGATGCCGCCAAAAGTTTCAAAATCTTGTCCGTCGATACTGCTAAAAATATCTGAGGTAACAAAATCAACACCAGTTTTTACTTCAAGTTCGTGAAAATATGCCTGAGCGTCCGCCGACGGTACATTAAATCTAATAGACCCAGTTTCTTCGCCATTATTTGTTACACCAAGGACGCTTCTACTGGTAATATTTCCAGCATATGGTGTAGTGCCGCTAGTTCCGGGGTAAGATTGAATCCAGAAACCAGAGTCTTGATCAACGTTGAACGTGTAGTTTCCACCTCGGACCAACGTTAACGTTGGGTTATTGCCGCCGATACCGCTAAATGTGTAATACGACGATCCTTTAGTAACTGTATAGTCATCTGTAATAGCAATTGCACTAGCTTGCACATCAACTGCATCCGGACCATCAGGTAACCAATAATATTGCCCATAGTTAATAAACTTGTCAAAATCAATACTTGGATCCCAGCTATATTGTTGGCTAGCAAAAAGACGATCATGTCTTGTTACATCAGCGCCTTCGACACGCAACGCATCAAGGATGCCTGGATATGTAATAGCGTCTGCAACTTTATTGTCACTGTCTTTAAAAACCACGCCTGGTTCAAGTTGATAATTTGTGCGGATATTTGATTTTTCAAGTAGATAGCTATCCGCATAACTTACCCCAGCGCCAAAGCGTCTTCCGATATATCCTTGAACACGCTTTAAGTCTGGGTTTTGTACTAATTGATCCAAAGTAGCAGATAAAAACTGCTTGTTTGCATTAGTTTTGAAAATTTCAGGTAATAGGTCAACTGTGCGGTTACGTGCCATTTTTTTTATAATACCCCACTATTAATTCTTAATTCACTTGCTGTTAAGCTATCAACGACTTGAATATCGTTAACTGTTGCTGCGCTGACAAAAATTTCATTTGGTGCTGAATTAATTTGATACAGATTGCCAAATGCTACGTTATTATTTTTAGGTAACAAAATTACACTCCCTAGTAGGTCGCCTAACTCTTCGTGTATATATGCAGCTAATTCTGAGAAATAAAATGTATCGCCAAAATCCCAATTCTCAATGTCAAAATATGCATTAATTGTTTCGACAACACGACTTTTGATTTCTGAAACGCTAGTTACGTTGTTTTTTAATTTAACAACTTTAATATCTGCTTGCAGTGATTCTGCTGCTTTATCGCCAAACAGAGGTTTGAAACTAACGCTATTGAGAATTAAATTATCGCTAAGCATTTTATAATCATTTAATGATTGATAAAGCGTAGTTAATTCATTAGTAGTAGGCATTAACGGTTTAGTTATTGTGTTTGTTGTGTCTTGCACATAGCGTCTAAAATCATTATAATAACTATTAGTAACAATAAACAGATCAATAATGTTAGTTGTGCCAGGATTGATTCTACGTGTCTCTGGACTGTTATGTTTGTACTGGAATTGTAAATCACTGCGGCCAGTATAAGTTACGTAGTCTGTAGTTTCAACAAGTGTTCTAGTGTTATTAACAACATTTAACACGTAGAATGTTTCTCCTACATATGCATAGAATACTTGCCCGTTGGCGTATTCAGATTTATCAATTTCAATTTCATCTAATGTTCTATACGAAACATTAACAATTCCAGACTCTAAAGGAATATAACGCTCAAGATTATCAAAATCTACAGTTCTTTCAAAGAATACTAATTTATTATTAACATTTACAGTTGGCGCGACAATATCAGTGAAGAAATCTGGGTTGTCCGGAACATTGTCAATATCAGTATCAGCAAAGCTAATTTCAACATTAAAGTCATTTACAAATCCGTCAAGCTCAACAGTCTGACCAATGATATCAAACGTTGTGTCACCGATCATTGCGGTGTTGCTATCTGGCTGAGAATTGGTTCTCAAAACTTTAATAAAATCATTTACAGTCTTACCAGTCTTTGGATCGTAAATTGCTTGGTTATTATCAAAGAAAAACCGTGTTTCGGCAACCGACGAGAAATAATAATTTAATCCACGAGTTGTTACTGTGTAACTAGTGCCAGTTGAAATAAATTTAACAATCCAACTCGCGTCGCGGGCTGTTCCTGTAGTATCTTGGGCATAATCGAGACTAAAATCGCCGGTGTCGTCTAAATTTGACGATGAAATAATATACCAGGTGCTTGTTTCGTAATCATATCCAAGACCAAAGTCTCTGTACAATTCAATTTGTGCGATCATACTTAATTCAAGTGCAGATGGTAAATCTGTAACAAAAACTGGAATTACCAATGTTACTTGTGCGCCAGTTGGTACGTAATTATTAATTGTAATTGCACCAACACCGTCGCTATCTTCGCCTGTTCCGTCACCGACAACCTCTTTGATAGCTGCCCAGATCACAGTCTTCTCATTTGCAGCAACTGGAACTCCTTCGACTAATCTATTATTTTTATCAAAATAATAACCAGTTGGCGCTGTAAATTTAACCAGACTATTAACAACCATATATTGTCTATTGTCTGTTATCCCGTCGCCAATTGCAACGTTATCGTCGTGATGATCTGTAATATAACCAGTTGTTTCGTTAATAAGGCTTGTGCTTCTATTCCAAACTAATTCTTGCGATACTAAAGATTTTCTTGAATAGTTTTCGTAATAAAAATGAATTGTCGATCGACTAGCAATAGTTGGTTCGACTTGGTTTCTAATTACACTTTCAATGTCATTGGTATCATTGAAGCTAAACGTAAAAACGTTTTCTGATTCTTTTTTGTACAATAAGCCGTCGCTGCCGAATGCATTAATCGACGAATATTTCCCTGTTGGATCAACTAAGTCTAAATAACGACTTGCACCAATATTTGTTCTGTTTACCGCTTTACTTTTAATAATACTGTTAAAAGTTGCATACGGGAAATTAGTGTAATCTTCGCCGTTGACCATACGATTTTGTGTATAAAAACGACTTGGCGCTCGACGTTTAATATCTGCTAGAGTTTCTCTTGCACGACTATTGCTTACATTTTCTTGTAGCCCTACTGTAAATGTTGCGGTTTCTAATCTTCCTTTGCGACTAACATATGTAACGTTAACTTCGATGCTTTGAATTTCATCCGGATTGATAACATATTCTAGTCCGTTAGACGAACGCACATAAGCACGATATGACCCTGTAGGAATTTCTGAGAACACACCATCACCAAAGTTCATTGTAACTTGGTCATTTGTTCTTGATGTAACACTAAAATATTTTCTTTCAGATGTAAGTGTCTGGCTGTTATTGCTTGAAAAAATACTTTCAACTTCGTTCCATTCTTCAATTACAGCACCGGTATTGTTATTAACTTTGTATAACCAGACATCAGAATTATTAATACCTTCAATATTAATGTCAACCGTTCTATTAGCAATCTTCTCTGATAATACAAAATCTCTATTTTCTAACTTACCTTGTTTGAAATAGAAGAAGTAACCAGTGTTATTACTAGCAAAACCTAAACCATCATTACGATATAATAAATTTAAATCGCCGCCGGGCTGTGGTGCTGGTTCGTATATGTAAGTTTTATTAACTGACGTTCCGTTGACAATTTCAAAATCCATCGAAATCCCGTCAACAGTTGAGTTAAAAGGAATAACAGGCAAGAAACCATTGGCTAAATTTATTGTATATTCGCTGGTGTTAATTCCTAATATTTCTTGGGAATTACCTGGCTTGCCAACACTCTGCGAATTAACCAAAACAGCATTAATAATAGTTTTAAATTGTTCTTGCCAGTCCGGATTAGTTCTATCATTCCATTTAATGGTCACATTTGCTAGACTATTACGATTATAATCAGTGATAGTTTCAGTAGTTCTTACTGAATTAATTTTTAAAAAACCACGAGCAGATTGATTTCTTTTTGGTGTATATCCAACTAACTTTGCCAGGTTAACTACCGAGTCTCTGCGCTCTGCTGTATCTAAGAAATTTTCTCGACTATTTAAATCAACACGGAACGACAAGGATTGTCCCATGAATGCAATTAAATCAAGCAGCGCAATAAATTCCGATGATTCTACATAATCATTGAAACTTTCTGGGTAATATCTACGTAGATAGTCTATGAAACTCTTACGTATAGTTTCAAAGTTATAACTTTGGAAATCTGCGTCTCGGTATGTCTGATAGATTTTTTTCCAATCTTCAATACCAAAAATAGTTGTCTGTCGTGATGTAGTAGCCATATATAAACTCTTACTTTGTAATTGTATTATTTATGGAACAAATAAACGGCGTAGTTTATACGTAAGCTACAGTTTGCGATTCTTCATCAAATTTTAATTGTAATAATTCCGGATTTACATTTGGTACTACTGTTATAACTAGTTCAACAACTACCGTGTTATGATCATGTGTAAGTTGTACATCGTCAATTCTCAGTCTTGGATCATATCCTGCTACCCGTTCGACTTCGGCACGGATTTGTCGAAGTATATCGTCGGTTGCTGGCTCAAAAATGTAATTCCAAATGCGTGTTCCGTATTCCGGGCGTCCTGGTAATTCGCCTTCGCGAATCGTTAAAGCATTTAACAGATCACGTTTAACTAAATCGTAATCAGTTAATGTAAATTTCTTATATTTTCCAATGGTACTAAAACCTTTAAATCTTGCTGCCATATTATTATACCGATGTTAGTGGTGGGGTATTACTATTATTTACTGTTTTACATTCCCAAGTACCGCCAGCTGCCTCACATTCTGCTTTTGATGGTGCAATAAGTGTTGGGTCCGAACACTGACAAATTTCTACTGTATCGCCAGTTGACGCATTTTGAGCGTTGCCTACTAGTCCACTTAGTGATGGTAATTCAAATGCGGCTGCATCTACTACCCCAGTATAATTTGGCAATGATACTTTTGCATTACCAACCAGTGAAGTCATTGCAGAATCAATCGACGATCTGTCAACTACCTGGGTTACTGCTGCAGGAACTGACGTTTTAGGTGCCGCACCACCACCAAATAATGAACCTAGAGAAGTACTCGCTAGTGCACCACTAACAAGATCTAATGCTGCACTTGCTGAACCTGCAATTGAATCAATTCCGCCTACTGATTGTGCTAACTCGTTTAATGCTGAATTAGAACTTAAATTATTAATCAAACTAGAAGCATCAACATTCCCAATTGCACTTTGTAACGAATCTATATTCAGATTACTTGGTAAATTACCTGTAAGTTCGGGCAGTTTTTTACTAGCAAAGTCTGACGCATATTGTGCGCCACGTGCTACGCTATCCATACTTACATTCATATCTGCACTAGATGTGCCTCCAATCCAGTCTTTAACACCGCCTACACCAAAATCATTAGCAACCGATGTCATCGACGCAATTACATTTGAACTTTCGCTACCTGTAATTAACCCAGATTTTTTCAAATCAGCATAGCTATTTTCCATAATACTTGATTGTAACGCTGTTTGTACTTTTTCGTTGCCAAGCATGCTTTCTGCTGCGCTAATGCCTTCTTTACCAGTCCATACACTCGGGCTGTTTAGTACATCTTGTATTTGTCCTGGATTATCTTTTAAGAATCTGTCTACGGTTCCTGATTTTAGATACCCACTTTTTTCGAGCGCATCTGGGGTTATGTTAAATTTACCGATTCCGCCGGGCATCCCACTGGATGGTAAGTTAATGCTACTTGACATTTCTGTAACAGATTTCCCAGCAGCGGCAGCGGCAGCTTTAGCTTTTTGTGCCATTACACTACCAACTTCTTCTGAAGACATTGCCCCAATGCTTGCAGTAGATCTGTCTTGTTTTGCTAAATCCTTAATATCCACTGGCGTTGTTATTTTAGACATTGTCGAAAGTTTGTTACTAACCGCTGGACTTGGCGCTGCCGGAGCAGGTTTAGGCGCATATGAAACTTTCTTCATTGTTTGTACAGCTTTATTATGTTTAGCGTATGGTTCATGCGTTGGCGCTCGAGATGCAATGCTATCCAACTTAGAGTCTTCGCTAATCCAGCCGGTATCAGTATAACTAGTCTCTGGTAATTTAGTTCTAGTAATGTATTCAATGTTTTCAATTGGCAATGATGCACTTGTGTTTAGATTTACTACAGACCCGTTCACTGCAACAGTTCCGCCAGAACTATAGCTTGCTCCTGTTTCGCCGTCAACTGCTAATGTCCCGTCGCTTTTTGCTGTTAAATTCTTTTTGCTAAACAATTTAAGTTTCTTCTCTGCAGAAATACTAACAGTATCTTGTGATTCTAGGAATGTCTTTTCTTTACCGTGCAAGTTTAACTTTTTACCAGCATAGATGTTTATATTCTCATCAGCGTGTAAGTTTAAGTCACCTTGCGATCTAATATTCACAGAGTTTGCAGCATAAACGTCCACGGTACCTTCGCGACCTAATTCAACCCATGATTGCCCATTGGCATGCATAATATGCAAACAATTCCCGTCGTCGCTCAGTGTAATTTGATGTCCTTTTGAAGTTCTTATGCGAATTAAATTATCATTACCGGTAATATCTCCGTCGTCCATTATAATCGAATGTCCGCCTCGACGACCGGTAATTTTCAAATCATCCTGTGTGGCGCCGCCTGAATTCAAACTTTGCTTTACGTTATATTCGTTAATTCCTGATTTGTATATTGGCCGACCAGGAGTTGAAATCCCAAATACAGCACTTGGAGATTCTCTAACCGCAGATGATCCAATTGGTCCTCGTACACGATCATCAATAACTCCTTGTTGAAACATTGTCGCTGCAACAACCGCATGAACCGGACGTTGTTGTTTGTATCCTTGAGAATCTTCACGTATTTCAGTATTTGATTTGTTCAATTCCGAAACAGGAAGTCGTGTAGCATTTGCAAACTTTTGTGCTTGTTGATCATTATCAAAAACAAAACTTTCCGATGCGCCAACTGCTGGCACCATATGCATTAAATCAGGATCGGGAATTGACCCCATGTAATAGCCTTGGTTGGGATCTCCGTTTACAAAAAAGCACATTACTTTAATGCCCACATCCGGTACAGTAAACCACATACCGTATGAGTTTGAATTGCCTTCGCCGTTGCCTGATCCTACTCCGTCAGAAGTACCCGAATGTGGAGTACTTCCAAAGAATGGGCTCATATATCGAACAGTACGCCAATTCGATTTGTCATTCTTATCGTTGCTACCAAATTCAGCGATGTATACTTGTATACGTCCAATGCGTGCAGGATCTCGGTTATTCATTACTTCACCAATGAACGGACCTGGATCTGCGGCCATGCCGCCGCGATCTGTTTTAAAACTTCCTGGACGTCCTCTATTTCGTGATATATTCTCTGCCATTGATTAATCTCTTATAATGGTGCAAACTTTTTCCATACGCCTGCATCTTCGTCATAATACTCAGTTTCTTCATACTCTCCCAAATCTGGTCTCCATTTGTACTTAACACGTGTTTCGTACAGTCCTGAATAATCTTCAAACGGCGGAGCCGGTCCGCCTGAATATGCTGACGCCTGTGCTTCAAGCGCACCTTGTGAATTAGCCGGGAATTCAGATCCGTCAGCAGCAGTATACCAAGTCTGTCCATCGTCGTTATCAAAACCCTGAGGTTTTACAGTATCAGGAACACGCGGCGGTGTACCGGATACTTCTGGTTCAGACCATCCTGGACCAGACTTCTTAGGTTGTGGCACAGGGTTGTTGGTATTGTTTGACTGCGCTGGAGTAATATCTTTAGCTACAGGTTCTGTGGTTTGATCTTCAGCTTGCGTAGTCGGCGATATTCCCTTTTCAGTTTCGGTCTCTGTATTTGTTAATGGTGGTTCTGTCGAGAGCTCCGCTGTTGGCACTTCGTCTGGATTAGCCGGAGCCGGCTCCTGGTCTGGCACGTTAGTATCTTGTGTTGGTTCGCTATCGATAGCAACATCTGTGTCACTTGCTGATTCAGATGGTTGAGGATCAAAATCGGCATCTGTCTTAGGACTCGCTGCCATTTTATCTTGACTTTTACTAACTTCTGCTGCTTCGTTATCTTTATTCTGTGCTTTGAGTTGCTCTTGTACGTCTGCTTCGCGTTTTTTACGCTTAGCTTCTTGACTAACCACAAACCCACCATCGACTTTTGTTACATCTTCGTCATCGTGCCAAGTCATTAACGATCCTTCAATCTTTTGTGTAAAGCGACCGCCGGATAATGTAGTTGTTACTTTATTAGCTCGATATGCTAGCGACACTTTAGCAGATGGTTGTCCAGGTTTTCCTGCTGAATTTGCCTTATAAGGATTATCTTTGCCAATTTCTATTAAACCGTTATTTCCATAATCTTCGGGCGTATTATATTCAACACTAAAATAAACTTCCGATGCGTTATAATTCATACTTCCGTCACGCAAGAAAGGTTTTTTACCAGACTGTTCCTCGATTACTTTAGGACTATAAAATATTTCAGCCTGGCTCATCCAGTCTGGATCGCCTACAATTTCTAATGATGCTATCGCTTGGTCACCTGGACTGTACAATAACGAAGCAACACTAGCCGATGCATCATTAATTCCGTTTGTCCCACCAAATGTGCTTTCGGTGCTGTTTGGCATATAAAAGTTGTTAGCCACATGTATAGTATTAATTTCTGGCATATTTTTTGGAATACTTCCGTCGCCGTATTGTTGGAAATACAGGTAATTGAATTCTTGCCTAAAATCCAATACTTCAGTATTTTCGCCAGTGAACCAATATGGATAACGTTTATGTACTCCGCGATATATTTGGTTTGGGAAATAATAACTCTTTACGTTAGCCGAGAACCTTGATACATGATATGTAATTCTGTATGCGTAGTCTTTTGTAATCGGGTCAATCTTATTTGAAATTGGAACAGCACTAGTAGAAATTTTAAACCATTGGAAAACTTTTTTTGCTGTGCTGTCTTTTACTCTAGGCTTACCTGTTTCTTCATCGATCTCAATGTTTTTTTGTGAATCAATGAATTCAGAATTTCTTACTACTTGATCAATTACTTGTATAATACTTTGCCCAGAAGCAATGGTAATTATTCTATTATCCTTGTCAACTTTGTCAGACCCTGGTAACTTAGGTTTTTGATCATCCATTGGTGTTCTATTTTTATTAGTGCTACCATTGAAGATAATTTTTGATTCGCCAATTTGGCTATTTTTTTCAAACTCAATTACATACTGATGTGCGTATGTTTGTTTACCAGTAGCAACACGTCTAGCTTGTTCATCGTTTAATGCCTTGGCAAGTCCACTTGAAATAGCAGACGGTGTCGGCTGATTTTGTTGGCTTTGTGCGGTATCTCCAGGACGTTCAGAATTATTAACTGCTCCAGATGTATTTGTCGTTTGTCTAACCCCCGACAGAGCTTCCTCTACTGTGCCGCCTCGTAATTCAATTGAAAACGGAATTGCCGAATGTGTTGGCGCTGTTGAATAAAAACTATGTGGACTTGCTCCTTCGCACATATATTGAATCATTTCATTCTGCATAGTAAACTGTACATTGGTTAATCTAAAAGGAATAAATTTTTCAACTATAGCACGTGGATCTGAAGTAGGCTCTTGTTTGGAAATCTTAGATCCATCAACAATATATCCGTTAATGTCATACCCATAAAAACGAACCACCATTAAAAACATTTGACTATGGTACACAATTTGTTCATTTTCTCTACCAATTTTACGATTCCAATCAGTAACTGCTGCGTGCAATTTATCTAAGAATGTGATTCCATTTGGTTCTTGCACCGTAAACTTCAACTCAAATTGATTGTTAGCGCCGCCTGTTTGTTGTCCTGTAATATACCCAGTTAGTTCAAAGTTATCTAGATAAAAATCCAACCCAAACTGTTCGGATCGAATTGCGCCATGCGCATCTTCTTTGTTGACCGTACCAGCGCCGCCGCTTTGAATTAGTAACGGAAGCCCTTTAACTGATTTTATTCCATTTTCGATATAATCGCCAAACTGCTTGTCACCTAATATATAAAGACTCACTGAATATGTCATCGTAGCGAACCCTTTAAAAGGATTTGGTTTTGGTATGATTTCTGCTAAAAATTCGTCTGGGAGTGGCGATACTCCACCTGATATTTTTATGTTTGGATCGCCAACAGAAGTTGATCCTTTTGTGCCTCCGTCTCCCGAATCGGCACCGTCGTTTGTTTGGCCAATGGTATCAGCCATTCCGTCGACATTAACACTATCGTCGTTTGCTAAATTTGTTGCTTCAACTGCTTCTGCTCCTGCAACAGGTAGCGCATCTTCAGCTAACTCATTGTTCAGTGCATCAGTTGGCTCGCCAGTGAGCCCTTCAACCGATTCAGCATCAACTTCACTTGCAGTATTATCGAGTCTTCCATCAGTTTGAATTTCATTTGCTAACGGTGGTTGTTGTGTTGCAGTTGCTTCTTGTGCAGAACTGTTAATAGGTGCTTCTAAAGGTGGTTCTATTGCTGTTGCTGCTTCTGCGGTTTCTTCTTCAGCTTCTTGTGCAAGCTGTGCATTTAATGCTTGCTGTTCTTGCGTAAATTGTTCGCCGTTAACAGGTGCACCACCAGGTGTTCTTTCTGCTAGTAGAGGCGATGGATCAACATTTGAGACCGGAGGAGCTGGTATAGCTTCTTCAAGAGCAGGTGAGTAGTCCGGTGGCGGGTCGTTAACATTACTAGAAAGTGCAGGACTTGTGCCTGTTGGCGTGCCTCCTACAACATTCGATGATCCGGACGGGGCTGCATTAAACGGATTATAGTTTGATGGTTTAAAATTAAATCCATTTAAGTTTAATACTGTTTCGCCAGTGGGCCAGCGTTTTGCTTCTAGCGGTTTTCCAGCAGTGGTCCAGTCACCAGGTACTTCAGGGATCTTTTCAAACAATACGTTATAATACAGATCCCCTTTTTCGTCAACGTAAACATTTTCACTGTCTACATTACCAGCTCCTGAAATAGTAATTTCTGTCACGTTAGAATCCTAATACTTGTTTTAGCACCGACAGTTGTGGTAGATAAATTTTAGTTCCTGCTTTGAAATCATAAATTGGATCAATGATTGTATTTGGATTTCTCATTGCAAACACCCACCAGAGATTGCTATAATCATATAAATCGTAGGCTAAAAGATCCGGACGATGATGATAAATCTGATTAATGGTGAACAATTTATCATTTGAATTTTTTGGTATCGATCTGTTTACCATTAGATCAAGATAAAAATCATAATTTTTGGTATCGTAATATGCTGTTGTTGATGGATATGTTGCCATTACCAGAAGCCTCTCTTGAGTAAATCGCCTGATGCAAATTTATCTAGGCTAAATTCTTCGCTAACCTGTTTACGTGTGTTAACAGGCATAAATGTTAAATCTAATCTAATAGATGTTGGAACATAAGTGTGACCGCCTCTATACTTTGTCAGATCTTTAACGTCAGCAGCAATAGGGTTATCAATTACAGGTTTTGATCCAAATTTTAAGTTGCTTGATAACAATCTTGTTAGCTTATTAGTCTGAGTTGAATGACCTTTAAGTGGTTCAGCCTGTGATCCAAACGTTTGATAATTCATCGGATCAGCATGACACTTAATGTAATCTACATCATTGGGTAACATGTAGTTAAAATAACTTAAAACACACGGATGCTCATTGAACTGATATTCACCGAGACCTGTTAGATATAGTAATGGCGGCGGAACACCTCTGCGTTCGTCTTGCCCGTAGAACATCTTGGTGCATGATTTAAAAAATGTTATTACTGCTAAAAGATAGTTAGCTTCGGCTGTATCTTGTGCAGTGAAATCTGCGTTAATAATAATATTTTCAACAGCACTACCTTGATAAAAATACCCTCTGTAATTACTATGTGTTAATCTATAATCACTATAATTTGCAGTATTCTGGATTGTAACTGTCGGCATATATGGAAAAATAACGCCATCTGTTTGTTTCAGCGGTTGTAGAATGCTAGTCGAAGTGTCTAAATTATTATACAAATAATCTGCAAACGGGCTTAACCTACAACGCAAACGCCAATCGTTTTTGTTAATTGCACGCCTTGCTTCGCGAAGGGTTGGCTGTGGTTCTGGTTGAGGAGCTTTCTTAGAATCTTTAAGAACACATTCAAAGTTTTCGTCGTCCCAAAACTCAGTTTCTACATCACATCCGTTATCCCAGGCTGCCTGTTCAGCTGGTCCAAAAGGAACACAACTATCATTATCCCAATCATAATATTCTTCACCAACGGTACATCCATTCTCGTCGTATACTTTTTCATCTTTGGAATCTGGCGCAAGACTTGATGCGTAATTAGATGTTTCGCCGATCGGGACGCAAATTCCATCAGTGTCATCGTATTCTTCTTGACCAATGATACATCCAAATCCATCATATTCTATCGGAGCTGGTTCGCCATCATAATTCCAATTATCAGGCATATCTTCACGAGGGACCCATTCTCCAGTATTATCATCATATACAAAAGCATTTTGATCGCGTGCTTCCCAGTCCTCTGGGCGATCGTTTCTAGGTACGTATTCGCCTAGGCTATCATCATACCATAAGTTAGGATCATCTGCTGGATTAGCGTAGTATCCGTAGTCTTCGTCATACATTGCAGACCCATCGTCTGCTGCTGTGCGCTCTGCTAATCGTGCTTCGACTGCTGCCTGTTGTTCAGCCGCATAATTCGAACTATCAAGCTGAGCTGCTGTTGGAATTGTTTCTTCTTCGAACCCAATTGCAATTTCGTCATCTGGCGCTACGTTTGAGGTTGATTGTGGTCCGTAACTTGGTGTGGCCGGAATACTAGTTGAGCTTACAGTTTCTTGATCTGAAATTTGAGGATCATTATTTGGATAATTGACGTAGTTGTATGTTGGTGATCGTGGTTCAGGTGGAACAGCTTGAGATAAGGTTTCTCTGCTAAGTTCATTGCCAAACTCATCGGTAGTAACTTTATAACTTCCGCCAAGTTGGTCAACTTGTCGTGCTGCTAGATAATCTGCGTTGTATGTTTTTTCAAGCTCTCTATACTCCCGCATTGTAGGATCTCTAAGGATCTCTCCGCCGGAATATCCCATATCCTTAAGCGTTTCTCTGTATGCTGCTCTTTCTGCTCGTAATCGATCTTGAGAATCTTTAATAGCCAGACTTTCTGCTGTATCTTTATAAACTGTAGCTTTCCGTTCAACATATGTTTCAGCGGCACCCGATAGTTCGCCACTGGAATTGGTTTGTACGTTGCTAACAGTTTCTTGACTCCACGAAAATGATTCGCTTCCGTCGTCATACTCAGTTACAACGCCCGATTGACCATTACGAGTTGTATTATAACGTCTAACTACAGTTGCCATATTTGTTGTTTCCTTATGTCATTATTTATGGAGTTCATTAACGGCGTATATTATGAAAAGTGTTGACACACCTGTAAAGATGTTATATAATACTTGTATTGATATAGGAGCCCTAAATGGCTGGACAAAAAAGAGTAAATTACTTAAACAACAAGGATATTTTAGCAGAAATTCACAAAAGTAAGAACACATTTTGCTCTTACAGAGACAAGATCACAGACAGCGATTTTGATTTAATTTTAGAACCAGATGAAAATGGCAAAAACGGACTTGAGAAGATTAATGTTCGCACGCTAAAAGAAGCACGCGATAATCGTGCCACACGCTTGTCTAAACTTACAGGCGAAACTGTAGATCCAAAGTCTATTACTAACGAAGATATTGTTATCCGTGTAATGACCGACGAACATATTCCGTTGGGTCCTAAGAAGCGCACAAAAGCAAGCACTAAACCTAAGAAGAAAAAAGCAGCAGATCTTCTTGACGATTTAGATTTAGATGAGTTTGATAACGATAGCGACGCCGAAATTACAGACAATGACGCTGATGTTGACATGGTTCCTGTTCGTGTAAACTTTCCGCCGTTTAAACATTACAGAATTGACGCAGAAGGAAACCCATTTGAAGTAGCACGTAGCCATTGGAAGGGCACTATCAAAGACGGGCATTTTAGCAAAACCCACGGACGTGTTACTGACAAACTTGCAATGATGTATATGAAACTGTGCGAACGCTATGCTACAAGAAGCAACTGGCGTGGTTATACTTACAACGACGAAATGCGTTCGCAAGCATTGCTACAACTTTGTCAAATTGGTTTACAGTTTAACGAAGCAAAATCACAGAATCCTTTTGCATACTACACAGCCGCAGTAACAAATTCGTTTACACGTGTATTGAATATTGAAAAGAAAATGCAAAACATTCGCGACGACATCCTAGAACAACACGGATTAAATCCTTCGTGGACACGCCAGTTTGAAAACGACAACCCAGATACAAAGTACATTGATAACGATTAATAATGAATTTATTTAAAAAAGCAGCAATTTTTACCGACATTCATTTTGGGTTAAAGAACAATAGTATTACGCATTTACAAGACTGCGAAAGTTTTGTAGATTGGTTTATTGATTTAGCCAAAAGAGAAAATTGCGAAACTGGAATGTTTCTAGGCGACTGGCACCATCATCGTGCTAGTATTAACCTACAAACACTAAACTTTAGTTTACGCAGTTTGGAAAAGTTGTCTGCTGCGTTTGATCAATTTTACTTCCTGCCCGGAAATCATGACTTGTATTACCGAGACAAGCGCGATATTCACGGCGCAGAGTGGGCAAAACATTTGCCTAACATTAATGTTGTTAATGATTGGTTCACTGACGGCGATGTAACTATTGTTCCGTGGCTAATTGGCGATGACCATAAACGTATTCAAAAGATTGAATCTAAGTACGTATTTGGACACTTCGAATTGCCACACTTTAAAATGAATGCTATGGTAGAAATGCCAGACACCGGCGAAGTTAACGCAGATGATTTTAAAGGTGTTGAGCGTGTGTTTAGCGGGCATTTCCATATGCGTCAAAATAAAGGTAACATTTCGTATATCGGTAATGCGTTTCCGCATAACTTTTCCGACGCTGGCGATGAACAGCGAGGAGCGACTATTTTAGAATGGGGGCAATCTCCAGAGTTTTATGCGTGGGATGCGCAACCTACATATCGTGTAATTGATTTATCGGCTCTAATTGATCACGCTGATCAAATCCTAAAGCCCAACATGCATGTTCGTGTTAATTTAGATATTAATGTAAGTTACGAAGAAGCAAACTTTATCAAGGAAACATTTGTTAACGGCTACGGCATTAGAGAAATTAGTTTATTGCCAAAATCAAAAAATCATGAACACGAAACTATTAATAACGAAACTGTCGTTTTTCATTCTGTAGATCAAATTATCACTGAACAGTTAACCAATATTGACTCGGATTTTTACAACAAACAACTTCTGTTGCAAATTTATCAAAACCTTTGACAAAAGAATACCTAGAACACACGCAAGATTTAGTTAAGGATCAATCCCGTATTTGTGGATTTTTCAGAATGACTGACTATGATTATGATATGTCTGTGCTGTTTGAGGAATTAAAGCAATACATAAACCGTAGATTTACCGGACCTGTAGAGTTTAACCATCAGGATCGTTTTGTTTTTTTGCTCGACGATCTTGACAGTTTTTTTGATGTTCCATTGACTCTGTATAATTTACAGTTAATTCTAAGAGAACTTGATATATCAAATTCTTTTTGTAGAATAATTACTAATTTTCCAAACTATCAACAATATGCAGATCGTGTTCAACAAAGATTAGTTGCCGATATCCCGCTTCCAGTAATTGATAGTTCATTATATTTTCAAAACGTATATAATCATCGTGTTGCTCCTATAGAAACCGGCACAGTTAGTCATCCTTTTGTTATTTTAAGTAGGCTAAGTCGATTTCATAGAACGTTCTTTATGAGCGAGTTATTCGCACATGGGTTACAAGATGTTGGATTAGTATCTTATCATAATATACCAGCAACATACGATCAAGAACGTTTACAGCTACATAAAGAAACAGTAAATACACAAGCACCATTAAAGTTTGTTTATCCAGTTCCATATACTCGGGGCAATCACGAATATGTTATTCGTACTCGAGACAAACAAATACAAGTTAATGAATTTCAATCTCGTATAAACAGTTTTATTAATTTTAACGAATCTGTAGTTGGTGTTAAGAAAAATGCTCAACGATATCAGCATGACGTTATCCAAAATGGGTTGATATATGTCGGACTAGAAACTGCTGTTAATACACCCGAGCCATTTATAACTCAGATTTCCTTTAAGGGTATTACAAATCGTCGACCATTTGTAATTTTTGGGTCTCCTAATACTTTAAATTTTATTCGAGAATTAGGGTTTAAAACATTCTCTAATTATTGGGACGAAGGCTACGATTTAGAACCAGACTTTACAAAACGTGCTGAGTTAATTGTTCAAATTTTAAATGACATTAGTGCGCAAGACATAACTCATTTACTAGAGGATATGGAACCAATTTTAGAATACAACTACCAACATTTTATTAACAATTTTTCTGTTGCGGAAAAACAAAAATTAATCAAAGGTATAATAAATGGACGCTTTTAAACACATTGATTTTTTTGAAGAGGAATTAGCAGAATACACCGGATCTCGATACGCAGTAGTCACCGATTGTTGTACACACGCTATTGAGTTAGCACTCAGGCACGACCGGGTCGCTGAACCTGTTAATTTTAGTGCATACACTTATCTAAGTGTTCTAATGGTTTTTCATAATTTGCGTATTCCATACACCCTCAATGACGAAAAGTGGGTTAAGCATTATGATTTCCACGGTACGAGAATTCGAGATAGTGCTAGACATTTGTCAGAAAACATGTACGAATCAGGCACTATTACTTGTGTTAGTTTTGGTAGAGGAAAACCATTGGATATTGGGATTGGCGGAGCGTTATTGTTAGACGATTACAACGCTTATCAGGAAATCAGAAAACAACGGTACGATGGCCGCGATTTATCCATTTTGCCATGGGAAAATCAGAGAGTTTTTAAGCCAAGTCCTCATTATAAACTAAGTCCAGACTTTTGTATGCTTGGTCGTAACAAATTAAAAAATCGAGATTTCAATGACAAACAACCTGGGTGGGAGTTTTATCCTAATTGTCAATTAATTACAATCGAGGATGATTTAAATGACTAATCTTTATATTTGTGGTGCTTCGGACTGTTTTAAAGATCCAGAATTTTATGGAAAATCCTGGATGGAACGCATGGAACAACAATTGTCGGCAGAGTATAAAATTCACAATCACTCAGTCTATGCTGCTAGTAATTTTTTAATTCGAGAGCAAATCGAGCGTGCTATAACCAACAATGCTGATGCAATTATTGTACACTTTACTAGTAGTATTAGGCACGAAATTCGTATCAACGACCGCAATGATTCTCGTGACTTATTAGACCGATTTTATAGGTTTGAAGATAACCCTACAGCTACTTTATTAAGTTTAAGCGTGTTTAAAACATATTACAATGTTTTAGATCGTTATAAAAAGGATTTACTTAGAAATTTTGAAATAGAGTTCTTTGATTTAGACGTAGCAATAAAAAAGAATTATTATCTAATTCAAAACTCGCTTGACACTTTAGTAAAGTCTGGTATTCCGTTTATTTTCAGTCAAGGTGGGTTTGAGCATCCTTCATACATGGACAGTCCGTCAGACTATATTCATGCATTTGATGAGTGGAACCAATGGAGAAGTGAGTATAATTTATGGAATCATTTTGAAGTGTTTGACGATCAACGTCCATGGTTTCATATAGCAAGCGATCACATTAATACAGAAATTGGAACATATTTTGCTAATTGGGTTAAGAATTTATGAAACCTAAATTAGCAATTTTTGGAGATAGTTTTGGTGTTACCGACGGCAATGCCCAATCATGGATCCGACGGTTAGAACAAAACTTTTTTATCCAAAACTATTGCATTTGTGGTATAGGTGAGTATAAAATATGGAAACAAATTGAACAAGTAGAAATTGACCAATTTGATGTTGTGTTAGTTACACATACTAGTCCTACTAGAGTGCATGTTGAATATAATCCGTTGCATTCTACAAGTCAGTATCACCAGCAATGCGATATTATTTACGCCGATATTGCTGAACACAACAACGAGTTTGCACGTGCTTGCAAACAATTTTTCAAGCACATTTACAACGAAACTTATCAAATTGACATGTTTAATCTTGTAATTGAAAAAATTGAAAATATGCTTAAAGTGCATCCACACGTGCAACATATAACACATTTTGATTATACTGGATTACATCAACCCAATGGACTTGTGAATTTTTACGATGTTTTTTGTGAGCATCGAGGGAATATTAACCACTACACACCAACCGGAAACGACATAGTTTACAATCGATTATTACAATGTTTAAAATAAAAACACTCACAGTTAAAAACTTTATGAGTGTAGGTAACGCTACACAGGCCGTACATTTTGACCGCAATGACTTAACACTTGTGTTAGGTAACAACATGGATTTAGGTGGTGATGGTGCTCGTAATGGCACAGGCAAGACTACTATTATTAACGCACTTTCGTATGCGTTTTACGGCGTAGCACTGACCAATATTAAACGAGATAACTTAATTAATAAAACTAATCAGAAGAACATGCTATGCTCAGTTGAATTTGAGCATCAAGGAAAAGAATACAGGATTGAACGTGGGCGCAAGCCTAACGTATTAAAGTTCTACATTGAGAATGAAGAACAAGAATCAACTGATAATGCCCAAGGTGATTCGCGAGAAACACAAAAAGCTATTGAGGAATTGCTAGGTATAAGCCATGACATGTTTAAACACATTGTGGCTTTGAACACGTATACCGAACCTTTCCTCAGTATGCGGGCAAACGACCAACGTGCTATCATTGAGCAATTACTTGGAATAACGTTGCTTACCGAAAAGGCAGAACATTTAAAAGAACAAGCTAAAAATACAAAAGATCTCAAAAAAGAAGAAGAGTTGCGTATTCAGGCAGTAATAGATGCTAATCAACGTATTCAGGATCAAATTGATTCTGTAAAGCGTAGACAACGCATGTGGCTAGATAACCAACAAAAAGATATTGCTGATTACGAAGCGTCAATTGAAGCTCTTGAACATATTGATATCGAGGTTGAAGTAAAAGCGTTTACTGAAATCGATGCATATAACGAAAAGAAAGCACAAATTGATACACTACAAGGATATCAAACCTCTATCGATGCTGAAAACAAACGTCTTGGCACTAAAATTCAAAAATTAGAAAAAGAAATTGCTTCGCTAAAGGATCACAAGTGTCATGCGTGTGGTCAAGAGCTACATGATGCTAAACACGAAGAAATTTTAGCGGACAAAGAAGGCGACTTGCAACAAGCGGCGCTTCAAATTATTACCAATGAAGGGCAATGGGATGAAGCACATCAAGGGTTACAAGCACTAGGTGAGCTTGGTGCAAAGCCACAAACGTTTTACAAGACTCTACAAGAAGCATTAGAGCATAAAAATACACTAGAAACTGCTCGTGTGCAGCTGGAAACACGTCGTAACGAAACAGATCCATATGGTGAGCAAATTACAGAAATGGAAGAACAGGCGTTACAAGAAGTTTCATATGATCGTGTAAATGATTTGTCCCATTTACAAGAGCACCAGGAATTCTTGCTTAAATTGCTTACTAACAAGGATTCGTTTATCCGTAAAAAGATTATTGATCAGAATCTAGCATACTTAAACTCAAGGTTAACACATTACCTTGACAAGATTGGCTTGCGACATACAGTACAGTTCTTAAATGACCTTTCTGTAGAAATTACAGACTTAGGTAGAGATTTAGATTTCGATAACTTGTCACGAGGCGAGCGTAACAGACTTATTTTAAGCCTATCATGGGCATTTCGTGATGTCTGGGAATCATTATATCAACCAATTAATGTTGTATTTGTTGATGAGCTAATCGATAATGGGCTAGATTCGCAAGGTGTTGAAAACGCATTAGGTATTCTAAAGCACATGACTCGTGAGCGTTCTAAGAGTGTTTGGCTCGTTTCGCACAAAGACGAATTAATCGGGCGTGTTCATAATACGCTAACTGTTGTGAAAGAGAACGGTTTTACAACCTACGATACTAGTAATGTTTGATTTAAATTCTATCAAAGTTTTACATTTAGAACCAACAACTGTGTGTAACGCTGCGTGTCCGCAATGTGCAAGGGAAGATGTCACGCTGTATAACGATTCTAGTGATCGTTCTAGCTTAGATATCAATAAAATAGAAAAAGCATTACCAAACAATTTTATACAGAAATTAGATAAAATGTTTATGTGCGGAGATTTTGGTGATCCAGCAGCTACCCACGAAACTATTAACATTTACAGATATTTTAGAAAATTAAATCCTACTATCACGTTAGGTATGAATACCAACGGAGGGGTACAGAACACTACCTGGTGGAGGTCGCTTGGAGAGATTTTAAATCAAAATAAAGACTACTGCGTTTTTTCAATTGACGGTCTCAGTGATACAAATCACCTCTATCGAAGAAATGTTAAGTTTTCTAAGGTAATTGATAATGCCAAGGCATTTATTGATGCCGGTGGGCATGCTCAATGGGATATGTTAATTTTTAAATATAACCAACATCAAATTGATCAGGCTCGAGATCTAGCAAAAGAACTAGGATTTACACATTTTAGAGCAAAAGTTAGTCGACGGTTTAAAATTAATCCAGTTGATAATTTAGATCCCCCGGATGGGTTTACTCTGCCAAATGTGCTAAACCCAGACTCAATTGATTGTCATGCATTAAAAGAAAACAGCATATACCTAGCAGCTAATGGCATTGTTTATCCTTGCTGCTGGATAGGAACACGGGCGTTTAATATGTCGTCTGATCTTTTAAACTTGTTGGACAACAATTTTAAATTACTTGTTGATACATGGAAAGAAAACCCATACAAAATCTGTCAACGTACTTGTGGAGTATGTAAAGATAATAAAACAAGTTTTGAAGCTCAATGGAATATTAACGAAGTATTATGATAAATTTAGCACTAGATCATTGGCATATTGAACCTAGTAGTCGCTGCACTTTAAAGTGTTCAAGATGTCCTCGGGCCGAAGTACCCGAGAGTTTACTAAATCGACAGCTTACGCTAAAGTTTTTTAAAGAACAACTCGGTGCAGACACCATTAAAAATATTAAAAAAATTACATTTTGTGGAAATGACGGAGACCCAATATACTGCACTGAATTATTAGATATTATTAATTGGATTAAATCCGTTAACGACAATTTATCTATTGTTATTATTACCAACGGCAGCTATAAAAGTAAGGATTGGTGGAATGAGTTAGCACATATCCTTACCGATAAAGATGAAATTAATTGGAGTTTAGATGGTTGGGATCAAGGAAGCAATGAGCAATATAGAGTAAATTGCGATTGGGAAAGCATACAGCTAGGCATTAATACATTTTTTACAAATAACAAAAGTACATACCGCGTGTGGAGTACTATTGGTTTTCGGTTTAACCAGGATCATATTCCGAATATGATCGATCTAGCATCTAATCAAGGGTTTGATTTATTTCAACTCACAAAAAGTACAAAATTTGGATGCAAGTATCCAGATAGTTATAATATCAATGATGAGTTAGAACCAACTAACCACAATTTAATTGCAGAAGGTCATAGGTTTGAACGCGAATTGTTTAAGTTAACAGCAAAATTACGACACAGCGAAGCATTAAAACCTTTATTCACAAAACGTGCCGAAGAACTAAAAAATAGTCCGTATTCGGGTATTTGTCTAATCGGCAATAAGGGTGTATTCTTAAATAGCAGAGGAGAGTTTTATCCGTGTTGTTGGACTGCAAACAGGTACGATCACAATCGAGAATGGCTAGAAAAAGCCGAAGTACGTTTTAATTTAAACATTAGAGAATTTACCAAAATTCAAAATGACGAATTTTGGACAACTGATTTTTTATCATTTAGATGGCCCGAGTGTCAGGCTAAATGTACTCCAGAAAAACTTGACGATAAAAGTCATGTTTTAGACTGGTAATTTATTACATTGTTATTACAAGGTATAAGTAAGCACGTGCCAAATCCACAGAAAGCAAAAGGAAGTAATTGGGAACGAATTGTTGCTAACCAGCTTTCTAAAATTTATAACGAAACATTTATTCGTGTCCCGGGTTCTGGTGCGTATGTGGGCGGTACAAATAACGCTCGCAAAGAATTCTTACATGAAGGTGTTATTAGAGTGTTAAAGGGAGATATTGTTCCCCCTCCTAGTTTCTCTAAGTTTAACGCTGAATGCAAGAGCTACAAAGATTTTCCGTGGCATCAACTATACACAGGTGACTGCAAAGTTCTTGACGGTTGGATAACTCAGTGCTTGGATGCAGCGGACGACGGCGATGTGAACTTATTGTTCATGAAGTTCAACCGTAAAGGCACTTATTTAGGTATACAACACAGGCATAAGGCAAACTTTAAAATAGAAAATTACAGTCAATATAGTCCAGCTAATCTAGATTTAGAAGGACCTTGGATTGTAACAGATTTAGAAAATTTTTTAGGCATAAGGCATAATCAAGAAAAACTTAAAGAAATTTGTTTATAAACTTTGATCGCGATTGATAAACCCGCTTTCAAAGTACATCGCTGATAAGGTCTAGCTAGGGACAGTAGAATACTAGCGGTAACACTCTCTGATGTGTGGAGGACACCTAATTTGCGAGCAGCGACGCAGACTGTAATCACTATCCTTAACAGGACGACGATACGATATGCCTGTGAACTTTACTAATGCACTTTTGTAGTTCACTAACGTATTTGATTACTTTATGGCAAGAAAAAAGGCTAAAAGATGCGGCTCTGTTAATCAAAATTGCACCCGCAGGTTTGCTTACATTGGTGATTAGGTGTAAGCGAGCTCCCGTTGGATATAAGGCTAGAGTAGGGGGTACAGGCCAACCGCCTCCGTGTATAGTTTGCTTTACATTTTACTGTAAATCAACAAAATGTAAAGTATTTTCTACAATCTCTTTTAATCACTGACTGGTAACACTCGTCGAAAGTGTTTCTTTAATCTTTGCCCGCTCTGGGCAAAGTATGACCAGACGATCTGTCGAAAGCAATTCCCCAAACAAAGTTTCTTTCATAGCTAACAATAAATTGTTTTTAAAATATTTAGATTTCAAAAAAATAATTTGAGCGTAAGCGAAAAATTAGATGTGCATCGCACATCTCTAAAGATAACCAATTACTTCTAATCATTTAAGGATAATTCGCGGAAAAAATTAATGGTAGATTTTTAGATACAACAACGATCGCTTAGAATCATTACTGCTGACTCTGCTATTAGGAAATTTTTACGGGATACATAAAAGGCTAGCCCCCAACAGTTAAGGCAGACTTGTTAGGGGCTATATAGTGTCCACATTGTGGACTATTTTTTTAAGGCACGTTACATTGCGTAACGAACTTATTTATAGTTCGTCTGGCCAGTCGCGATAATAAGCGTGCTTGATTACATCAACATATTGATTAAATGATTTATGTTTAGTTTCAAGTTCACCTTTGAGTGGTGCTACACGCTTAAATGCCGCTTCAAGCTGTGCCATGTCATTGAACTCCATCATAATATGCCATTCTGGCAAATCAGGAATAGAAGCGAAACCCATTTTACAACGTGTAATGCGATAACCTTCGCATTTGCCTTCTTGCTTTAAATGCTCAAGAAAGCCACGCATATTGTTTACCCAGTCAATATCTGAGATGTCTTCGGACTTGTCAGCCCAGATGTGATAAATGTCCATTATGTCCTCGGTCCAAGTATTTCAAAGCCTTTTATTTGACGTTTGTATTCTGATGCTTCACCTAAGTACAGGTATTCAAAATCCAGACTCTTATAAAAAGCACATTCATTGCGTAAACTTTTAATCCCCAAATGCAATTTAGGATTAACATAGTCCCATGCAAACTGAACAGCTTCAACGTTTCTACTATTATACACACGCATTAAACTAAACGCAACAAGTTTATTATTATCATAATAGCCTAATACATTGTTTTTTGGGTCGGTATATTCTTCAGGAAAGATAGGCATCACAGATCGAAACCCTTTATGAACACAATATCTGTTGTAAATGTGTTCTAGCTCAAACGGATCCGGATCTACTAATAACTTAAAGTTACTTAATAGTGAATAATCAGTATCTGCTAGACGTATTCTAGCATAAATCACTTTCTAGGATCCTTTCTGTTTGTGAACAAATCATCTAAATATTCTGAATCCCAGCCGTTATAGTAACCTTTTTTGTATAGTTGCACACTAGCAGCGTCAAGATTTTTAGTCAGAGCACAAATGCTTAATGCATACGTTCCTTGATTAAAACAAACTCCGTTTTGTTCTTCTCGATAGTCTGGATGATCTGATAAGCTAATAAGCCCAGCATTTTTCATTGGTCCGTCGTTTGCAGCGTCAATGTGTTCGTTAAACTCGTCAGCACCCCATAGTTCTGGGTCGTAAATGTAAACAATAACTTCCCAATTTTCCATACCTTTTTTGCTCAACATTAGCAAGTCTAGATATGGATCTCCGCCTAAACGAAAATCAACCTGATTTTTTAAGCGTGCTTGTTTAGCATACGGGCACGGTGGAAACCCATTTAAAGCAGGGTGAGGAATTTCTATAAAATTTTGTAACCAATCAATAACTGATTGTTTTGCTTCGGGTAAATTCATTAGAAAAATGGCAATCCTGATTTTTTAGTTGTATCTAAATTATCTTTAATAATGCTGTTAATAATTTCTCTTTCCTGAAAACTTAATTGCAATGCTTGATCGTAATTGATACCGCCTCGCATATACCAACATAATTTTAATGCTTCTTCGCGAATTGACTTAGCCTCTTTATCCATATCGTTGACCAAACTATTAATCTGATCAGAATTTAAGGTCAAGAGGCGGATTCGAAAAAATTCGACATATCAAATGTAAATGGTTGTTGATATTCATGCCCGCAATCAGGACACTTAATTTTTAAAGGATCCATAACAGACATTTCTTTGAGTTTCTGAATATGCTTAACTAACCGATCAAAAACTTTGCTGTCGCAATTATGTAAAAATTCGTCGATATGTTTTGGATCTGTAACCACGGTATCTGGTGTTCGGATCTGTTTAATCCCTTGCCTAACAGCCTTGACTGTTAGTTCACTAACTTTGCGGAATGCATTATTTAAAATTTTAAGTTTTTCATCGTCTGCGAGTGCATCATTATCTTCAAGCATAGTTAGAAGTTTCTGCTCTTCGTATTGAATCATGCTATTTTCAGAAAGCTGCTTGTACGTCAATGGTTTAAAGAAAACTTCAAGATCGCCAATACGTTCAGTAGAGTCAAAATCTGGATTTTTAATATTGTCAAGAACTGTTCTTAGATCGATTTCAAATGTACTAGTTTCGCCGCATTTTGGACATTTAGTGTCAATATCCATGGTGTGTCCGTAACTAGCAATACGAATTGCAATCATAATTAAATCAAGATCTTGTGTAGGAATACCCCACGCATTCTTGATATTTGGTATGCAACTTTGTATAACATCAACTACTGCTTGCCCGTTAAACAATGCATCGGGTGTTCTGTACGTAATTTCGTCAATTGCAGTCATTGGATATACAGGTATATCTCCAGTATCTGGCAGATCGATTGTTCCTGGTGGATAGTAATTTCCACGACTTGGTAATTTAACGTAGATTGCAGGACGTCTAAAAAAAGATCCTAAAGGGTTATCCGACATAGAATTTTTCCATATAAATATGTGCATATTACTTATGGTTTAAAAAATATGGCTATTAATAATGATGATTTTGCACAAGAAGTAGAAGATGCTGTTAAAGACAGTTTATCTGGTATTAAATTTGTAATTGAGCAGCATAGACAAGGCGCAGCGTTAACTAAACAACAATTTGAACAAGTTGCAAAAGCTGCTGGGTTTGCAACCGAAAAATTAAAAGCTGCTGCTTCTGCTGCTGAAGATATTGCTAATTTAAAAGATGAGTTAGGCTCGTTTGTGTTACAAATGGGCCAAGGAACAACTAAATTTTCGGTTCTTAACGGACTATTAAAAACTTCCGCAGAATTATTTGGTAGTTTAGTAAGCTGGATTCCGCTAATTGGTGGTGCACTAAAAGGTGTGTCAGACGCATCTGCTAAAGCATTAACATTTATGACAGATCAGTTTACAAGTGCTTACGGTGCATTTGAAACGTTGTCGTCACAAGGTGCAGCAGCCGGTGACGGAATTGAAACTGTAAGAAGACAATTTACGCAGCTTGGTGTTCCAATTGAAACCATGGCGTCGATGGTAAAAGCTAACTCGCAGAGGTTAGCTGGCTTGAGTTCGACTACATATGATGCGGTAAATCAATTTACAATGTTAGCAGGATCTCTTAAAGGCATTCAAGTACAAGCTGACGGTACAATTAAAGCAGTTAAAGGTATGGACATGGAACTGCGTAAATTGGGGTATTCTTCGGAAGAAATTGCAGATGTAATGCTACAATATGCAGATATTCAACGCTTGTCGGGTAATCTTGGCATGCTAGAGATATCAAATCAGGAAAAGTTAAAACAAAGTACTATTGCTTATGGAAAAGAGCTTGATGCTATTGCAAAGTTAACCGGGCAAAGCAGAAAAGAACAACAAAAAGCATTAGATGATGCAATGCGAAATGCAAGATTCCAAGCTAAAATAAGACAGCTCGAAGCCGCAGACAAAGGTAAAGAAGCTGAAGCAATGAAATCTATGTATCTAGCATTAGAAAAGTATCCGCAAATACAGAAAGGTTATGCAGACATGGCGTCGGGTTTTATTACTACTCAAGAAGCGCAACGCCTATTTCTAAGTTCTGGCGGTCAAATGGCAGGTATTGTACAAGGTCTTGAAAGAGGAACTCTTGGATATGCCGATGCACTAGGCCAAACGCAGACTGCTCTTAAAGGAAATATCGGCACAGTTGAAAGTTTATCTGGTGCAATTGGCGATGCTCATCCGTTTGTATCTTTATACGAAACTACTGATTTTACATCTGCGGCTCTTGGCGACCTAACAACGGCTGCTAACAAAGCTCGGTTAGAAACAGAAAAACAAGCTGCAATGCAAGAAACTAACACAGAAACGTTAAGTAAAGCTAAAGCAGATCTGGAAATTACCAGTAGTAACATCTCAAATATGGCAACGTCTGCTGACCTAGCAGCAACAGCAATTGGCACTTTTGCATCAACTCTGAGAACAGTCACAGATAAGATGCGAGAACTTATTAACGATTTTGAAAGATCAGATCAACCTGATCCAATGGTACTTAGTGGTCAAAGACGTGCGCACCAGCGTCAAGCAGCGGAGCGTGCTGCTACACAAGTTAGAAATGAAAAAATTGCAGAACTAGAAGCACAACTAGCAAATGCTACTAAACTAGGATTAACTCCAACACAAATACAATCATTACAGCAAGAAATTAAAGATTTACGAGAAGGAGTAGATACACTTGGTGCTAAGTTTGATCGAGCAATTAAACAAGCACTACCGACAGTTGAAGGCCCACTTAGTGGTCAAGTTCCATCGCGTATCGAGCAAAGAAACTCAGCTCGCGAGCAAGTTGAAGAAAGAAATAAAGACATTGCCCCAACTACCCCAAGAGGACGTGGTGCAGCTAAACAAAAAAGTATTAAAGAAGCAACTGACGCAGTTAAACGTTCGTTGCAGTCAGGAATAAGTCCAGACACTACGTTAGGAAATCAAGTTAATAGCACACCGCTAACTACTGATCTTTCTGTAGTTGGACCAAATTCAGGATACAAATCTAGTGTAACCGCTGATGTTAGCGGATTAACTCCAACTGAGACACCTAGTAATGCACAACAAACTGCTTCTAATTCAAACACAGAACTTAAAGGTATTTTAGAAAGACAACTTGCTGCACTTGGCGATATTTCGAGAAATACTGAAAAAACCGTATCAACACAGGAAAAAATACTAAGACATTCGTCTGCGTAAAATAAATAGTACACTATGTCTTATAAGAAACGATTTCGAGCAGTAGATACTTCGGGCAAGTTTAGCCCGCTTGGCAATGGCGGAGCTACAATAAACGATTCGCCTAATTTTTCATTTCGTAACTACGAAAGTGTGTTACCAGAAGTTTATACTGGGCATCCAAACCGTGTTGAACGTTACAATCAATACGAAGCAATGGATATGGACTCGGAAATTAATGCGTGTTTAGACATTATTGCTGAGTTTTGTACACAGGAAAACGAACAAAATGGTACATCGTTTGAAATTAATTTCAACGAAAAACCAACAGAAAACGAAGTTAACATTCTAAAGCAACAGCTAAAGCAATGGGCTAAACTAAATCAGTTTGACAAAAGAATTTTTAAATTATTCCGCAATACATTAAAATATGGCGATCAAGTATTTGTTAGAGACCCGGAAACATTCGAGTTATTTTGGGTAGAACCTAACAAAGTAGCACGAGTTATTGTAAACGAAAGTGAAGGTAAAAAGCCTGAACAGTACGTAATTCGTGACATTAACCCTAATTTTGAAAACTTAACTGTAGCACAGAAGTCAACTAACGACTTCCAGACAAACATTCCTACATCAGCAAATGGTCAACAGTACAACTATAATGTCCCTAACAGTTCTGGTGCTGGTGTACAAGGACGTTTTGAAACAGCAATGAACGAGTCGGCTGTTGATGCTAAACACATTGTACATTTAAGTTTAACAGAAGGGTTAGATTACTTTTGGCCGTTTGGACAAAGTATTCTAGAAAACATTTTTAAAGTATTCAAGCAAAAAGAGTTATTAGAAGACGCAATTCTAATTTACCGTGTACAACGTGCTCCGGAACGCCGTGTTTTTTATATCGACGTCGGTAACATGCCTTCGCACATGGCAATGAGCTTTGTAGAACGTGTTAAAAACGAGATTCACCAGCGCCGTATTCCTACAAAGAACGGCGGTGCTAGCGCACTAGACGCAACATATAACCCACTAAGCATCAACGAAGATTACTTCTTCCCTCAAACAGCAGAAGGACGTGGATCTAAAGTTGAAACATTACCAGGCGGCGAGAACCTAGGTCAAATTGATGACTTAAAATACTTCAACAACAAAATGGCACGCGGATTACGTGTACCTAGTTCGTATTTGCCAACTGGCCCAGACGATTCAGCAACACCACTAAGTGATGGACGTGTAGGCACAGCACTTATTCAAGAATATCGCTTTAATCAATATTGTATGCGTTTACAAAATGCTTTAGTAACTACGCTAGACGATGAGTTTAAGATGTTCTTGCGCTGGAGAGGATTTAACATTGACTCTGGGTTATTTGATATAAAATTTAATGCACCTCAAAATTTTGCGTCGTATCGTCAATCAGAACTCGATGCAGCACGTGTTAGTACGTTTGGTGCTCTAGAAGCATTACCGTACATGAGCAAACGATTTATGTTAGAACGTTTCTTAGGGTTAAGCGAAGAAGAAATTGTTAAGAACGAAGAAATGTGGCACGAAGAACAAGGTACTGCTGAAGACATGAGTCCTGAAGGTAGCGATTTGCGTTCGATTGGCGTTATGCCTGGAGGATTTGAAGCAGACCTAGGTAACTTAGAAGGTATGGAAGCACCGCCAGAAGGCGAAGAAGGCGCTGAAGTCGGAGCAGGCGAAGTTCCGCCGATGCCTAGCACAGGACCAACAGGTGGAACACCACCGCCAGGGGTATAAATAAAACTATGAACTTAAATGAAATGTTTGATCAAGCAGTACCTGGCTACCAAGATGTACAAGATGACAACACTCAAATTGACGATGATGCTACACGTAAAACTCGTTTAACATTAAAGCAGATTAATAAACTGCGCCGTATGCTTGATTTAAGAAATATTGAATACAAAGAAAAATTATCAAAAATTCAAAAACAATACGCCGCGCCTGCTGGCGAGGCTATGCCGCCGCCGATGTAAAAATTGACTACATCATGTAGTTAAAAATTGTCTTTTTTAACAAAAATGTCTTTTTTTCGCCTTTTTGGCGGTAATATACGCATATTTTTGTAAGTCATTGTAAATACAACTACACATAAAGCCATACTTTATTGGAGAACAAAACATGAACAAATTTGAGAAGCTAATTGAATACGTCATCAATGACGAAGATTCAAAAGCACAAGACCTATTCCACGAAATCGTGGTTGAGAAGTCTCG